ACTTCTGGAGGTTTTTGACATTTACACCGTGACGGCAACATCAACCACTGAAGAGACTGTGACGATTTGGGGCATTAAATAATTGGGCTCACTTTTGCGAAACTTGACGAGAACAATGTGGTGGTCTTTGTGACTGTTGGACGGCAGGAAGACGACGGTAACGAGGAGCACTTGACTGCCCGTACCGGCGACACTTATAAGCAGACCTCCTATAACACGCGGGCGGTGTCCACTATGACCCGGCGACGGGTGAACCGTCAGAGGACCAGTCCAAAGCGTTGCGTTATAACTACGCCGGTATCGGTTACACCTACGACTCCGAGCGGGGTGCGTTTATTCCGCCTAAGGCGTTTGAGTCGTGGGTGTTGGACGAGACGACTTGTCTGTGGGTTGCTCCGGTGGATATGCCGGATGACGGGCAGGCTTATGTGTGGGATGAGTCTGTGGGTGAATGGGTGGTTAGTGAATGAAACTCTACGAACCCTGGCCCGAGCCGTACACGATTAACGCCCGGTCACCTTACGGACCCAGAAAACTATTCGGCAAAGTTAAGTTTCACCACGGTGTAGACGTGGCGGCCCCTACCGGGACACCGTTGATCGCCGGTGCGGATGGGACGATTGCCCATAAGGGTTCTGGTGCGTCTGGTGGGAACGTGTTGATTATTCGCCACGAGGATGATTGGCACACCGTTTACTACCATTTGCAGAAGCCGTCTCACCGGCAAGTTGGCGAGCAGGTGAAGGTCGGTGACCTCGTGGCGCATGTGGGGAACACGGGTAGGTCTACCGGACCACATCTCCACTACGAATTGAGGCGTAGCAGGGAGTGGGGCGACACGGTAGATCCTGTTCCTTATTTCCAGGGCAAGTACGCGGCAAAGGAGCCGGAGCAGCCCGAGACCCCACAGGAGGCTGAGAAGCCACAGGAGCCGGTCTCAGCGCCGAAACCGCGGAGGTGGGTGCCTATGCCTAACTTTGGCATTTCAGGGCGTTACAAGGCGGATGACGTGCGTGCGGTGTTTAGTTTTCTGAGGGGCCGAAAATGAGTGACGACAACCAGACGAACGGGGTGCGGATTACGACACGCGAACTCTACAACGAACTAATCCGGCTGGCGAAACTTGTTGAACGGTTAGCGGATTCGTTGCCGGACACGGATGCGAAGGTGGAGGACCACGAAACTCGTATTCGGAAACTGGAGCAGAAGGCAGGTTGGGTTTTCGGTGCGCTCGGTTTGCTCGGTGCAATCGTGGGCGTGTTCTCGTTCAGTCTTGGCGCATGATTCGACAACTATTTGACGGGTATTTGAAGGGGCTGCGATATTTGATGAGTAAACCGTCGTGGAAGAACCGGCGTAGGTATGTGCTCGCCTCGTTTATTATTGGCGCGGTGATGTTGCTTGGTAGCACTGTTGCTACTTTGACTGGGATGGGTGTGGGTGTTGGCGATCTCGTCACGGGGGGCGTAGCCTTAATCAGTCTCATTTTGACAAGTTACATTTTTTGGGGCTGTTTGGGAAGACAAGACAATGCATAGTGGAGGGAAAAACTCAGATGGATAAGTTGGTCAAGTATTGGGATTATGCGGGTGAGCGTGCCGTGAAAACTGTTGCGCAGGCAGCGTTGGCGACGATTGGTGTTGGCGCGATGGGCGTGTTCGATGTGGACTGGTTGAACGTGGTCAGTGTGGCCGCGTTGGCTGGGATTGTGTCTCTGCTCACCTCGGTTCTTGGTTACGATGAGTGACCCGTTTGACGCTATCGACGTTGTGGAGGGTGTGCAGGTCCCGGTTGATCCGATGGACATGTTGCACTGCGAGTCCTGTCAATAGTGCTATGCTAACGGGGTAGGTTCATTCTGTGCCTTCTCTTGGTTAGGAAAACCCTCCACCTTCGGTGGGGGGTTTTTCATTTCCCTAACCAGTTACGGATTGTGCGTCGGGTGACGTTGGCACGTCCGGGCTAGTTCGACCTCAGAGATGCCGTTGGCGGCCTCGTCCTGAATCTCCCGTATAAGTTCTCCGGTGAGTTGTTCGACCCGTTCCAGGGCGAACGTGCGGCGTTGGGCAACCGTGTCTAGGGTGTCTACACCCTCGTCAATAAAGAATGTCATGACACACAGTGTACACCGATATTCACAAAACCGTGGATTGTGTGTATAGTGGGGCACACCTAACCAGGAAGGAGGCCCAAGATGGGTTTCTTCAAGAATGAACAAGTAGCAGCACAGGAAGAGTTCGACACGTATCGTGCCCGTGTGGAGGCACGGAAACTGCGTGACCGGCAGAACACGGTGTGGTGGTTGTCTGGCCTGTTTATCGGCACGGCATTTGGAATGATTCTCGCAGTGGTGGTGATCCTGTGGGTTGGATAGTGATGGCTGTGGGTGCAGTCGGTGGAGGCTATTTCGCGTTCACTGATTATGCGTTTAACGGTGGCGACTTGCTCGCCCTGTTGGTCCTGTTTACGGGTTGGGCGATGGTGATGCGTCAGGACGTGAAACGTGGTCTCTAATGATGACTCCTCCCCAGATGCCGTATTCCTGTCCCGTTTCGACGGCATAGTCGAAACAGTCGCGGCGGATGGGGGCAGGTGGCGCAGAGTTCTTGAGCCGTCTGGGTGGACTTAGCGCGGATTTCAGGGTCTGGGAAATCTTCCGGGAAGAACACTTGTGGCAACCGTTGGCAGGGGTACTTCCCCGACTGTCTCGATTTTGAGGAGAAGGTCGCTCGTTGGATGTCGGTGGTTGAGCATAGGTTTCTAGTTTAGGAGGTTGTGGAATGGAATGGACGATTAGTGTGAATGTGAGCCGGAGGAACGGTAAAGAGTCCTGGGGTTGGGAGATTCGGTCCTGGGACGAACTCGGGTTTGAATATACGGTGGCGGGTGGTGTTGAGTCGTCGGCTGAGTTTGCCCTGGAGGATGTGGCCGGATATTTGAGGCAGGGGTTTAACGGCGAATGATTCCGAAGAATCGGTTTATCGTGTCGCAGTCGGCGGATCGTGAGGGTTGGCTTAACGCGCGGCGTTATGGTGTGACGGCTACGCAGGTGGCGACTGCCTCCACTCCGGCTGGGGTTTTGAGAAGGCTGCGGTGGATTTTCTGACGGAACATCGTGAAACCCGGACAAATCCCGTATAGTGCGGTTTGGTCGGGAGTGGGAGCTGGTCATGTCGGATTATGTGCAGGTTGAATATGGTGTGGATCCGAATGATTGGTTGATTCGCGGCGACTATGCGCATCACCTTGCTACGCCTGATGGGATTTCCCAGCGTGGGGTTATTGGTGAATATAAGACGACGGGGAAGGATTGGGAGACGGTGGAGCGTTTGCCGGTTCGGTATCGTCGTCAGATTCAATGGCAATTGTGGGTGACTGGTGCGGAGAAATGTGTGGTTGCTTGGTTGTTGCGTGGTGAGGTGAATGGTGAGTTTGTGCCGGAATGGTTTGAGCCTAAGACGGGGATTGTTACTCGTGATGAGGAGATGATTACGGATTTGCGTGTTACGGCTGATCGGCTGTGGCGGTTTTGTGTAGAGGAGAACAGTAATGAAGTTGCAGGTGGATGAGATTACTCGTGAAGCGTTGGACGAGTTGGGAGGAGCAGTGGGAGCAGACCAGGTTGAAAGAATCTGTTTCGTGATGAGGTGGTTGCGTTGGGTCGGCAGTTTCGGCAGGCTCAGATTCAGGAGGAACGGTTGGAGGGGCAGTGCATGATGCGTGCCCGGAAACTGTACCTGTTGGGGTTTGACCGGCGTGAGATTGCGGAGTTGTTTGAGGTGACTCGGACTCGGGTTACTAAGTGGACGAAGGGAATGGACGAATGAGCCGGTTTGATTTGAGTCAATATGAGACTGTGGAGGAACGTCACGCTAGGGCGTTGGCGGAACATCCCGACCTGCGATGTGTCATCGTGAACCACACCACACCGGAGGATCGTGCTGTGAATACGTGGGTGGTGGAGGCTCGTGTGTATAAGGATGCGGGTGACCAGGCTGCGGATATTCCGAAGGCGACTGAGTGGGCGTTTGAAATCGACGGTGCTGGGCATGGCGAACAAGACTAGTGCTCTGGAGAATGCGTGTACGTCGGCGTTGGGTCGTGCCCTCCGGTGGGCGTTCGCCGGGTCGAAGGGTCCGTCCCGTTCGGAAATGGAGAAGGTGCAACGGCAGGAGAATCGAGACTGGATAGCGGAGGCGGATAGCATTGATGATGTTAAACAACTCCGTGTCCTGTGGGCGCACGCTAAACAGGCGGGTGCGGATAAGAAGATTCTGAAACAGTTGGAGGACCGGGCACGTGGACTCGCGGATTCTGAGGGCGGCGACGAATGAGGTTCTCGAAGCGTATTTGTTTGCCCTCCGTGCGGGGGATTCTTGGTCGGCTGAGTTTTGGCGGCCCTTCGTCATTGAACGTTTGGAGTTGATGAATGGAGACGACGAGGATTCTGCAAGAGTTGCAGGAGTTGACTGCGACGAATCGGAAGGGCGTTGAGGCTCTTTTCGAGGCTGAAGAAGAATTGGCTCATGCGGAGGCAGAGTTGGATTCTGTCGAGGCTCGCGCGTTCTTGGAGGCGGAAGGCTCAGTGGCGGAACGGACTGCTCAGGGCAAAGTTAGCGGCGTCTGATTTTCGTTTGGCTCGTGATGTGGCGCGGGCTTCGGTGAATCGTATTAAGACGAAACTGCGGGTGATTGAGTCGGAAATTGTGGCGCAGTCCACGATGGCGAAACTGTTGGCTGCGGAGGCCCGACTGTGACGTGTGAACGGTGTGAACTGTATGACTCGCTGGAGGGTTTGCCGTTTTGTGGGACGTGTGCGGATATGTGGGCGGTGCCAACATGAAGTGTCGTCAGTGTGGGATTTTCGAGGCGGTTGATCCGGAGGAATTCTGTGACATTTGCCGTGACCTGTTTGACGGGGTTCCAGCGTGAATCGTCGGCAGTTGGATAAGTGGGAACGGTTGGTCGAGTCTATGCGTGTGGAGCGTGACCGGCGACGTGAGTTGGCGTTGGCTGAGGCCGCGGAATGGAAACGTCCTGAATCGTTGTCTACGCCACGGCGTGAGTATACGTTTACGGATGAGCAGTTTCGGATCGCCTTAGCCTCGTTGGAGAAGCACGGCGAATAGACTCAATGTATGTCTGGGAGCACATCACGCCGTAAAGGGACAGGGCTGAGGTGG